CCTATGCCTTACATGTTCACGAAAGATTGGACGCTAAACATAAACCCGGTAAGCAAGCAAAGTTTTTAGAAGCTCCTGCTCGTTACTTACGCAAAGAACTTGGTGCCATTGTAATTAAAGCGGTTAAAGGTGGCGTTCCTTTACAGCAAGCATTGTACTTAGCAGGCTTAAGACTACAACGTGAAAGTCAGCAAGTTGTTCCTATAGATACTGGTAACTTAAAAGGTACTGCCTTTACTCGCAAGGAATAACTATGCAACTAGATCAATCCCCAGCTTATGTACTTCGCCAGTTAATGGTTGACTTAATTTTAGGCAGTCACCCAGATGAAGGAACTCCTGTACTTGATTGGAACATTTATGTTTCCCAGTCCCCAGGAACTGGCGACAATGTCATAACCGTTTTTGACACTACAGGAATTATTGATAACCGAGTGCAAACTAACGGCGAAGTTGATGAGCACTACGGAATAATGATTCAAGTTCGTGCAGAAGGGCATACGGTTGGCTATGCCAAAGCTAATGAAATTCAAAATACTTTAGATGTTTACTTATACAGAGAGCCTGTGTATTTAGATACGGGTGAAATTTATGAAGTTCATGCAGTTTCACGCAAAGGAACAATTAACACTCTTGGCAAAGAGCAAGGTACAGATAGAAACTTATTTACCCTCAATTACTTAGTTGCGTTAAAGCAACTTTCCTAAACAACCAATCCTCAATAAGGAGAAAAAGAAATGGCTGTCCCAACCCTCACCTCTCGTGGAGTGCCTAGTGGTGCTCGTATTACTGACGGTTATCAAACCCTCATGGCTTTTCAAGCTAATGCCACTGTATCCTTTTGGGAAATCAGTGTGACACCTCCAGGTATTGATGGTGGTGAAGCCGTGGAAAATACCACGATGCTTAACACCACTTGGCGAACGATGGCTGCTCGTGCTTTGAAGACCATGACGCCTGCCCAAATGACGGCGGCATACGATTCAGCAGTGTATGATAACATTGTTGCACTTATCAACGTGGAGACTTCCATTACTATCCACTTCCCAGATAGTAGTGCTTTGGTGTTCTATGGTTTCTTACAGAAGTTTGAACCGGGCGAACTCAAGGAAGGTACTCAACCCACTGCTACGATTACTGTAGTTCCCACAAACTACGATCCGGTTAATGGAGTTGAGGCTGCCCCTGTTTACGACAGTAATGGTAGTGGTGCGGGAACCTAATTCCTACCTATTCCAGAAACCCCACTATAGGGTATTTGTACCCTGTAGGCATTACCCTTACATGCCCTTAGCCTATGCCATTTAAGCGTAGGCAGGGGCTTTAAGGGTAGCCAAACCCCAATAATTGGCTACAACGCTTAAAAGGGGCAATATTTGGGGGTTGTTGGGCATGTTTAAGCCTACCACAAGCTTACTTAAAGCCTACTTAACCCCGTAAATGCAACCCCTTACACTTATGTAGTTTACTAACTTACTTACCTAACCCGATTTACTAAACATTACCCAAGGAGCGAACCATGAGTAACGTACCCCTCAATTTTGAAGATCTTACACCAGCAGAAGTTCCTGTTTCTATAGCAGGACGCCACTATGTTTTACGTGAAGCTACAGGCGACGCAGCCGTTAAGTATCAAAATGCTGTGACTAAATGCAGCCGCTTTACGGATGGAAAGTTTAGTGGCATTCAAGGGTCTCTTGCGGACACGCAACCTCTTCTTGTTTCCTTGTGCTTATTTGACGTTGAACATTTGCAAGGTTCTACTGATCCTAAGTTGGTTGCGAAGCCTGTTGCGGAACACGTTATCCGTAGCTGGCCCTATCGTATTCAACGTTCTTTGTTTGATCGTGCTAAAGAGTTGAGTGGTTTAGCTGATGAGGAAACGCAAGAAACTCTCACTAAGCAAATTGCAGACCTTCAAGAGAAACTTGCCAAGTTGCAAGCCGAAGAGGACCCCTCAAAAAACGGACCCGACACTACGACGGATGGTTCCAATTAGCCCACACGCTTGGAATGCCCTTGCAAGAGTGTATGCAAAAGCATACGTATCGTGAATACAAAGCTTGGCACCGTTGGCTTGGAGAACAGTTAAACAATCCTTCGCTAACAGATATGTACTTAATGCAAATTGCAATGCGAGTACATCAAAGCTTTGTTAAAAATCCCCAAGAGATTAGTAGGGAAAACGAGCGTATCAAATTTACCTACAAACCTAAAGACCCACCTAAGCCAGTAGCCAGCAAAGAAGTTCAAATGAGCACGATGAAAGCTATTTGGTTTGGCTTAACGGGTTACAAGGGAAAAGAGTAATCTTATGTCCGCAGAAACTGAATTAGAACGTATGGTGGTTCGGCTCATTGGAGACACTGAGCAATACCAGCGATCCATGCGTGAAGCAGTAAACACCACTGAATCTACTATAGATCAAATTACAGGGTCTATTGGTGGACTCAAGGGTGCTTTAATGAGTCTTGCGGGCGTAGGTGCAGGCATTAGTGCATTGTGGTCTGCTGGTAAATTTGAACAGACCACAACGGCATTCAAGGGAATGATTGGCAACATAGAAGAAACCAAACAAACCTTAGCTGACTTAACTGCCTTTGCCGCTAAGACACCTTTTGAAATGCCTGAAATTGAACAGGCTGCTCGTGGACTAATCACGTTTGGAGAACGTGGTCGTGAGTTAATGCAAACCCTTAACCTATTAGGTAATGCCGCTTCTGCTACAGGTTCAGACTTTGGATTTGTAGCAATGGTCTATAACCAAATCCGTGGCAAAGGAAAAATGATCACGGAAGACTTTAGGCAATTAGCTTCTAGAGGTATTATCAGTCTTGATGACTTAGCCAAGCATTTCAATAAGCCTAAAGAGGCTATTGATCAGATGATGACCACTGGCAAAATTAAGTTTGCTGACTTGAAAGCGGTTCTTAAAGAACTTAATGCAGAAGGTGGTCGCTTCAACAATCAAATGGTTGAGCAATCTACCAAGTTCTTAGGGTTATGGTCAACCCTTAAAGATGCGATTGGTATTACTTCTAGAACCATTGGCGAAGTGATGCTTCCTGCTGCCAGTGCAATGGTAGCTGAAATGATCACTTGGCTGGAAGTAGGTCGCAATTTTGTAACCAATCATAAAACATTAGTGGAATGGCTTATTAAAGGTGCTGTTACTTTAGGTGCTCTTAAGTCCGCAATGATTGCTTACTCAGCAGTTACAGGAACTTTACGAGCAGCCCACTTAATTCTTATTGGAGACTTTGGAAAGATTGCTACGGTTTTAGATCACTTAGTTGCAATCTTCATTACAGGCTACGCTAAGGAAGCCGTTGTAGCCACAACAACTTCAGGTGTTGTTGTTCATGCTAATTATGCGATGAGTGAGTCTGCTGTTGTAATGGCTTCAACGTATAATACAGCCGTTGCAAGCATGATTGCTTCTTTACAAGCATATAAAGCACAACAGTTATCTATGATTGGTGGAAATGGTGGACTGGCTACTCGTGGAGCAAGTATGGCAGGTCAAGGGGCCATTGCGGGAGCTGGCCCATTGCTATTGGGTGGAAGTGGTGCTGGAAAAATCATAGACGTTAAGGTTACGACTAATGCCATTAACGCAGCTAAAGAAACAAGTAAATTTGGTTCTGTCCTAAATGCCATTAAACATCCAATAACAAGTACAGTTGTGGGAGTTGGATTTTTAACGGCTAGCCTTAGTAAATTAGCAGCCGGGTTTGGTAAGCTAACGATAGCCGCTCGACTTGGTGTGTATGGAATAGTGGCGTGGGTAACAACTAAGTTGACTATGTGGTTAGCTGGTGGAGATGAAGCTTTAGAAAAATTCAACAAAGAAATGGAACGTAGCGAGAAGATTCGTAAGTCTTGGAGTACTAATGACGCAAAGAAAACAGCTTCAATGACTGTAGTTGATCCTCAAGAAATGAAGGATACAGAAAAGCAGTTACTAGACTACAAAGCAATGATCAAGAAAACGGAAGCGGATATTGCAAGTAATGATTCCTGGAATCCTAAAGAAATGATAAAGACTGGGACGTGGAATCCCACAAAATGGGGCTTTGCTGAAAGCGTAGGTGGCCCAGGAAACCAGGAAAGAAAACAGTTAGTAGGCGATTTGGCAGACATCACAGCCAAGAGTGAAGCAGCAGGTGATCGCCTTCAAAAGATGAAAGAAATTCTTGGTACGAAACCCGATATGTTGTGGCTAGAAAAAGCTACAGAAGGTTTCCAGAAGATGAGTGATGGAATGCAGCTTAAAGCTGAAACAAGAGGGATGGATAAAAACTTTGCAGACATCTATGAATTTGAACGGCAGTTGAATCCTGCCCAACATGCTACTGCAAGCCAGATGATTTCTACGGCTAAGGATCGTGCGACTACGTTATACTACCAAGACCAAGCAGACGCCATAGATAAAGTCATCAAGAAAACAGCCGAAGAAGCAAATCAAGTTCAATGGACTTCCAACCAAGTTAAAGCCTATGGCGGAGATATGCGATTTGCTTCAGAGGCTCAACGAAAGTGGGTGTTTGATACTCTTAATTGGGTAGATGCACAACAAGCAGCACAAAAACAACTTGAAGACATTAAAGGCGATGTAAAGAGCCTCAATGACTCTTTGCAAATGCAAGTTGCTACGTTTAATATGACTGGAACGGAAGCTGATCTGTACAAATTGAAACTAAAAGGAGCAACTGATCAAGAACTTGCAATGGCTAAAGGTCTTTCAAGCCAGCTTAAAAATTTAGAGAGCTGGAAGAAGCTTATGGAGCAGGGCAAAGAGCTTACGGAAAAGCAAATGACACCTATGGAGAAGCTTAACAAGCAGAAGGAACAGTTTGATGAAATGCTTAAATGGAATGTTATCAGCTTGGATACTTACAATCGTGCTCTTAAAGAAGTAGAAGAGCAGGCTCACAAAGATTATACAACAGAGTTTAAGGTTGATGGTATTGAAGCTTTAGTATGGGGTTCACAAGCAGCTAATAAAGCCTGGAAAGAATATCAACTTGGCAAAATGCCTCTACCTCAGGAAATTAAGAAGGCTCAAGCAGTTCCACAAGAACGCAAGTTTGAGTGGCAGGGTGAAGACACTACGGTCACAACAGGTAGCATTGACAATGCACAGCAAGTAGAGAAGCTTCGTAACATTGAAACGTACATGCTTGATATGCGTAATATTGCTCAACAGTATTGGCAAGGGGAAGCCGTAACCTTACAACCGTCGGGGTTAATTTAATTATGGCTGGAATTTATCAAGGGCCACTATCTTGGAGCTTGTCCCTAGATGACGAGGGGCATAGAGATTATAGACTTACAAGTCAAGTTAAATGTACTCCTGGGGCTGGACCACTATCTGTATTAACTGCTCCAGGACTACCATCTATTGGGTCTATTTGGGCTTATGGTGGTGATGTAGATGCTTGGGCATTTTGTATGCCTAAGACTGAAGTTGATTTGTATAAGCATGAAGAGGGTAAGGATGGGGCTTGGGACTTATATAAAGTCACCAATCACTTTAGTTCTAAACTTAAAGGTAAGCGATGTCAAGATACGACTATTGATGACCCTTTAATGGAGCCACCGACAATCAGCGGGGATTTTAGCTTGCAAAGTAAAGTTGCTCGGTATGATAAAGACGGATATCTTTTAATGTCTTCTAGCTTAGAACCTATTGAAGGGCCAGAAGCAGAATTTGATGAAGTGTCTCCCGGTGTTCAGATTGGTATTAACTATCTTTCTATTAGCTTGTATGCACTAAGTCAAGCCATTAACACAGTGAACGCTTCGCCCTTG